AGGTTAGTTTCTCCTATATCTACCTTGTTCTCTCCTAGTTCTATGTGAGCTATGTTATCTAGCTTATAACTGTCTTTCATGCCCAGACTGAAGGTTTTATATACATCAAGATAATCTAGCATTGATACCCCCTCAACCACATATTTTGATGTTTGTTTACCAAAATTACCACGATACACTCGTTGGTAGATTGGCTTCATAATTTCATCATGTACTGGTGAAAATAACCGAGTAGCGTCTTCACCTAGTATGTTTCTAACCCGATTAATTACATACGGAATATCAAAAACCTCACTAGCCCATCCAGATAAAATATCAGGTCGTTCTTTGCAATAAAAGTCTAAAAATTTCTGTAATAACTCAGTTTCATTCTTACAATGAGTATATTTTACGTCATCAGATTTTGGTGTATACTTATTAATTCCCCATGTAAAATACGTTTTTTCTACAGTATCGTATACTGTGATTACGTTAATCATATGACTCGCTTCTTCAGGTTTTGGAAACTCGTCTGGGGAATATGTCTCTATATCAAAAAACCATATCTTAAGAGGGAATTTAGTAAAATCGTCTGTTTCACTTATCTCCCAAAACCTATCAACTAAAAATTGTTGATAGGGGGAAATGTTTTCATAAATTTTATGATCATTAAGATCTTCAATTTTTTTTCTTCTATCTAGTTCACTATTAGCGGTGTGTTTCCGGAGTTTCGTACCATATAACGATGTTCCGTCATATCGATTTGAATTTGTCTCCGAATAGAAGTATGGCTGATACGGGCAATCTGTTTCAATCCTAACACCGTTTTCGTCCCATGTATATAAACGCATGACACGTTGATTTGGTATGTATGCTAAGTTCCTATACATTGCTTATAGTATAAGGAAAATAAAACAATAAATCAACTAATTCCGTTTAAGCGATTAAGATTTTTTCTCTTTGAAGATCCATACGGGTGTGAGTATAATTCCGTATAAAAATTAATATTATCTTCCATCCACCGGGATTTCATATAACTTCGGGCGCGCTTTACTTCTTTTATGTATTTTTTATAATCACTAGTTAGATATTCTATTTTGCTTACTAAATCATCTCCTGTTTTAAATTTATGAAATGCAGTATCATACGTACATAAATCTTGACAAATAGTCGGGATACCTAATGCACAACCTTCAATGAATTTTAAATCACTCTTTGCTTTATTAAAATTACTATCTTCTAATGGAGCATAGAAAACAGTAGGGTTCTTACTATTTATGTATTCAGGATAATTTACTAAATTAGTCCATTCATGATATTCAATCTTTTTTTGTTGAATTAAATCTCTTAGAGTTAATGGGAACCCACCTACAAACACCCATTGAAATTTATCTACTGTTTTTCTTATTGCGTCGTTGACATGATAAAAATCGTCTTTTTGTTTAATTCTATTTTCAATATCAAAATGAGCACCACTTCCACAATAAACTACTCGCGGCTTCTTTTTATATTTCTGATAATTGTCTTTAATTTTTGTAAAGTCGAAATATCTATCCATCCAAAATTTTGGGATAAAATTAGGTACTACTGTTACATTTTTATTACCTGTTTTTTCAATATAATAATCTTGCATGAATTTATTAGTTACAGTAATTTCATCACATATCTGCATAATTTCCATGCTTGTTTGTCTTATTTTCGGGTCTTCAAATGCAAATCTAAATTTATTATAATGAGGTATGTCTTCTTTAAATATTATATCGTCTATTTCATATATAATTTTAAATTTAAGTTCTTTAGCTAGCTCATGTAACCACTTTATATAATTTGCTTGAGATTCAGTTGCCTGTCGTTGAATGCGAACTGTTTTAATTCCATTATAAAAGTTTTTATCTCCGATCATTACAGTACCACCTTGCACATTAGCTTTACAATAACAATTAAGTAATAATTCTGGCCATATCATTCTCCAATGACCACAACCCGAATAATCAGCATAAAAATTTAATCCACGGGGAAGATCAGGTGCGGCATGCCCGGTTTTTTTTAATGATTCTTTGTATGTTGGTTGTGTAAGAGCGAGGGATGGGCTACCGGGTATCGGTGGTGAAAACGGAAGTCGGTTTGTATGCTGATAAGGCGTAATCATTATATAAATTTATTACTAATTACTGGATAAATCCACCCGAGTGGTAATGCTATTTTTCTTTTCTAGAATAATAACTTCACCGGATGCGGACTTGACTGATTCTTTTCTATGAGAGATTACATATATACTCTCTTTATGTGTATCTACTCGTTCTTTAATTATATTTAAAACTAGCTCTACTCCCTTTTCATCTAATGAACTATCTAATAGCTCATCAAACATTAATAAGTTATAAGCAACATCTCCTTGTAACCTTCTTATATCTATAAATGTGAATAAAATAGCAAGATCTATATTTTTTCTTTCGGCGCCAGAAAAATTAAAATAAGAACATTCTTCATTTTTCTCATTAACAATTTCCTCTTCAAAATACTCATTAAATCTACAAACACAATTCGCATCCATTTTTTGCAAATAATACAGTAACCGGTTGTTTAACACATCTAAAATCTTTTTCACAATAAACGACTTTATGCCTTCCTCTGATAAGACGTATTTTACTATTTCTAAAATTTCTAAATCTGAATATATATTATTTGACGCTTGTTCTAGTTCAGTTACTTCTTCTATTTTAATTTTTAACTTATTATTTAATTCTTTTATTTCTAGGTTAGTTTCTTTCTCCGTTACTTCCTGTAGCTCCTTCTTGTTTTTATCCAAGTCACTCTTGAGACTATTAATATACGCGACGGTTATTTTATTATTATTATGAACCGTTTTTACTGTAGAGATATACTCGTTAAGCTGGGACTCGGCTGTAATATTATTTTCCTTTAAATTAATAATATTTTTTCGCTGGTGGAGGAGACTTTCAATATCTTGCTCGCAATTATTAATATCCTTTTTAATTTTATTTTTCTCTTGCGTTATATGATCTCTATCTTTGCTTGTAATCTGTCGTAAGCATATTGGACAATTATCATCATCAGTACCAATGCTCGAGGCTTGTTTGTTATAAAATTTTATTTCAGTTTGATGCTCTGTAATTTTATTTGAAATAGTATCTAGCTGGTCTTGTATATCTTTTAATTTATTTTTTATAAAAATTAACTTTTCTTTACTTTTACTATACAAATTTTTATTTATAGTTTTAATTTTTGTTTTGTTTTGTTCTATGTCTTCATTAATAATCTTTATTCTATCATTAATTTTATCTTTTTGCTCAATAATATTAGTTAAAATTTTATCTTTTTGATCTCGGAGAAGATTAGAAATATTAGTTGCATGGTCAAAATCTTTCGTAATATGTTCATATTTTTTTTGGACGTTGTTATATTCAGATCGAGCACTTAAAAGCATTTCAGAGAAGATTTCTAAATTTAAAATACCTTCAATAAATTTTCTTTTTTCAACCTTTCTTTGGGCCATAAAAGGTAATGTAGTGTTAAGTGACATTATAACACAATTTTGAAACACCTCTGGCGAACAACTTAGTATACTCCTTATTTTCTTGCTAGTATTAGGTATAGTACTTTCAGTTACATCTATACCATCAGCATAAAGGTAGCACTTCGTAGGTTTTAACTTACGTACAATTCGATAATTATTTGCTTTATTGTTTTCATTTATTGAAAAATGTAACTCAACATATGTATTTTTTTTGTTTATAGCATTTACAATAAAATCTTTTGAGACTTCTCGTATTGTTTCACCAAAAATAGCAAAATGTATAGCATCAGCAATCGTTGACTTACCGACACCATTTCTTCTATCCTCTTTATCTTTATTAACACCAGTAATTATGTTTAGTCCTGCTTGAAAATTAATTTCAATCGGTTCCTTACCTACTGATAGAAAGTTACTAATTTTTATTGTATTAAAATTTATATATTTCATACACTATGAAAACTGATTATACAGATGTACAGTTTTTTGTATTACTTCTTCTTTATTATCTATATCTAATGATTCTACATATTCTATAATACATTGTTTAACATTCAAGTCACCGAGTTCATTTGATAGTTCAATATTGTCACCAATATTAAATTTATGTAAATAATCTGTTACTAAAGAAAACGGTGCTTCAAAATTTATAGAAGCAATTATTTTATCTATTAAGTTTGTTTTTATATCTTTGTCTATAACAATTTTTATAGCTAACTTAGACCAGCCTATTTTTTTTGCTATTGTTTTTAATTCTTCAAGCTCGCTTAAGTTTACTTTTACGTGTATAGGAGATACTTTATTTTCAATAAAGGTGTATTTTATGTTCTGATCATTNAAGTCAAATATATAAAACCCTTTTTGATCCTGAATATCATTAAAGTCCATTTCAAACGGGTTTCCAACATAAATTATCTCTCCATTTGAGTATTTTCGGCGTTGTCGTTTATGGAAATGGCCAGATACTATGAGATTAGACTTCGTTAGTAAGTCACATGATTGAATACCTGTCTCGCATATCTTAAAACTATTAAAATTAAAATTTTCAATTTCAAAATGACCTACTAATAAATCACATTCTGGAACTTTATCTATATTTGTACCCCATGGACAGAAGCCAACCTGCTTATTGAAGATAGTTTTTACAGTTGGTTTATCAAGAATGTTAATATTTTTTCTATTATTTAAAATAGATAATGAATGTACGGTAGAATTATCTTTATAATAAGCATCATGATTACCAGGAATCATAATTACTTCAAACTCATTAAATAAATCTAATACATCATTAGCAAAATGTAGAGATTTTACATTTATTTCATCTCGATAATGAAAAAAGTCACCTCCAAAAAACAAATTAGTAATATTTTGTTTTTTTAGTTCACTTGTGAACCATTTCGCCCACTCTAAAGTAACATCGTGCCACTTTTCACTATTTTGATGGCATCCAATATGTAAATCAGAAAAGAATCCGATTTTTTTGTTACTTTCCTCTGACATTAAATGTATAATTCTTTGTCGTAGTCTTTATTAGGTGCTTTATTTTCTATTGCCTCTTCTCTTGCCATGTTTCCATAAACTTGTTCTTGATAATCGAGAATTGTTTCCCTATATTTCTTTTCTTTTTTTATTCTATTAATAAAAGCGTGATAGGCAATAGTAGTAAAATATGAGAACGGATTTGATGGAGAGTCAATTCTAAATTTTTTGTTTTTTACTGCAGCGACCATTTTTACAACAGCATCACCAATCATTTCATCCTTATAACTATAATTTATAAAGTTAGGAGAATAACTTAAACCCACGGCAATCTTATAAACTGATGTAGCTAATTCATCAATTAAGTCGTCTGTTTCATAATAGTCTTTTAGATTTTGTAAAAATTTTTTAGGACTAACATAATAGGTCTTCTTATTAGGTTTTTTTGATTTTGCCTTTTTTTTAATTGGTTTTTTAGTTGGTTTCATGGTACTGTGTAAACTTATAATTTATATATTCACTATCATATAATAATAGTCGCTGTTCCATATGTCGCTGCCCGTAACGTAAATTATCAGCAATATCAAATATTATAAGCTCTTTTTTATCAGTATGCAACCGTAGGCCGCGGCCTATACTTTGTATTATTTTTATTTTTGCTTTTCCACCGCTAGCAAACATTATATAATGTAGGTTTTTAATATTAATACCCGTGGAAAATATTTTTGAGATGGCGACAATTATTATATCCCTTCTTTTCTCCATTAATGTTTGTATTTTTTCACGCTCTTGTATAGCCACTTCTCCTCTAATAAAATATACTCGTTTAGTCTTACAGACGTCTTTTAACGTGCTAAGTAGTAATTCTCCATGCTCTATATAATCAATTAATATAAGTGCATTATTATCTAATTTGCTTGAGAGTTTCGCTAATAAGTTATTTCTAAAGTGACTATTACGTATGAATTCATTTTCTTGTAAATAATATGCGTTAGAATTATTTCCATGATATATTTGTGTCGATGGTGTATCGTAGTTTAGTTCTAATACATGTACTCTAGCTGGTACAACATATTTTTCATCTTTTAGTTGATGAGCTTTTTTTTCAAATAATTGAGGACCTATCTTACCAAAAATATTCCATTTATCTAATAGATCTGGTGGCAGAGTACCAGTAAACCCGAACCGGTGTGAAGTGTCAATTTTTTTGAGAATATTATTTATTTTATTTCCTCTCCTTAATTTATGTACTTCATCTACAATTAAAAAATCTATATGTTGTATCCATGATAAATCTTGCTTAGAGCTTTGTAATATACCTAGATTAGCGATAATAACATTACGAGATAGATTTAATTCATTTTTCCCGGTGTATTTAGTAGTAGAAAAAGAAACACCATATTCCTCAAAATCAGATATAGTTTGATTAGCTAATCCTAGGTCTGGTACTATAACTAATCCTCTAAAATTTTTACTATAGTTATTATAGTAAAACTCTAATAAACCAGCCATTGTGAGAGTCTTACCACCTGCTGTAGCTAATACTATAGTACCTCTTCCTCTATCAATACATTTATTAATTATATCTTGTTGATACTCTCTATATTCTAATTTTAGATTATAATCAATAATATTATCTTTACGTAATGTAGGTATTAACGCATTTTTTATTTCTTTTGAGAGATTAATTTCTATATCTTTCGTTTTACAGAATTTTGTAATTTCTACTAATAATCCAATATCAAATTTACCTTGTTGAGTAATTACATATGTACGTGAGGGAACAAACCTGCCAAACCTTCTTTGAAAATGTGCTGCTTCGTTTTTTACGCTAAAGTGTTCTCTGATAATATCTAATTCAGGTCCTTCTAATATTGCTTGAGAGTTTGAATTTAACGTTATATCTATCATTGAGTTTCNAGCTTCATTAACTCTATTAGGTTCTTTATATCATTCGTAGCAAAACTTACATTTTTATATATATTTTCTAAGAAGCTAATGATAAGAACTTCATTTTGTATTTTTAAATCTACAGCTTTTATTTCTTTCTTATTTTCAACTGCTCTTTCTGCAATAGATCTATTTACACGTACTGGCTCTTTATCTTGATATTCAACTATATACTCTTCTAGAAGTGATGATCTTTTAAATTTAAAATTATTTAATTTAATTTTATGGTTAATTAATCTAGCCGACCATTTATGTTTATTGGCTAATAATTGCTCCTGAGTAGATGTAACTTCTAAGCGGTCCAAATTAGTATCTATACTCGCTTCCTTAAGATATTGATCGATAATATCACCAATTTCCATTTATTTATTATAGTATTTTTTTAAAAAAGGCAACTTATTATATTTAAAGCGATAAATATTTAATATGCCTCTTAAGTTATTTGATCAGGTGGTGACCCAGTACTTAACTGATAACACAGTTGGTTCAGCTGGTATGGGAGCTGGAGGAGCACAAGGTGGTGGTGAGTATACAACTGCTGATACATATTCTCCAGGTGATGCGAGATTACCTAAAGTTATGGGAGCTACTATAAAGCGCGAGGGTAAGGTAAAGAAAAAACGTAAAAAAAGAAAACTTGCAAAGTCTAGCTAAGTGATAAGTAACTATATATGCCTAGCGCAGCCAAGCAAAAAGGTAACGTTTGGGAGCGAGAAGTTGCAAAAGATTTAAGCGAAGTATTTAATGAGAACTTTATTAGAGTTCCAAATTCCGGTGCCTATACAGGAGGCGCTAATTTTCACCGACTTGATCAATTAACTGAATCTCAAAAACGTATGATGGATGGAGATATTATGGTACCTCCATGCATGTCTAAGTTTAAATTAGAATGTAAAAACTATAAAACGTTTGATTACCATAAATTGTTCACTCAAAATAAAACATTAGACAAATGGATTAAACAAGCAGAAAGCGGTAAGTTATGGTTTCTAATAATTAAGGTTACTAGAAAAGGTAGTTATATACTGTTTCATACAAATATTGCTCATTATTTTCAGTTTAAAAACTTCTTGCGTTATACAAAAGATTATGTTATAATTGATTATACAAATTTCTGGGAGAAAAACGTAGATGCAATTAGAAGACTTAATAACGACTCCGCAATTGAGCGTTAAGCTTAACGGGTCGTTCTTTAATATTGTTAATTTTACTCCTGTAATAGAGTATATTCATAATTTATCTATAGATAAAATATCTGAATTCGATGATGAATTAAAATTTAATAATAAACAACATAAGAAGTATATATTTCACTATTTTATATATTATACGTGTGAGGTACTCAAGACTCATAATAAGAAAAATAAACCGGTAATATATTTTGATATTATGAATACATTAAATAAGAATTATATTTCTTTTTTAGATTTGTTTATAAAGAAATTTCCTGTTATTGTATTACAAGAACCTATACCTTTTAATGATTTTAAGAAAAAGCTTAAATGTAATGGTATAAGTGAAGAGTTGAACATTTTATTAATGAGAAGACTTAACAAGATACAAGCAACCCGGTTTTATTTCAGTAAATTACAATATTTTTGTAAGTACTATGAATTAACGTTTTTAGATAAAACATACTTCAATGACATAAGAAATAAGCTTTCGTTGCTATAAATAATTAAGATGAGTAAATTTCTTAAAAAAATCGCCGAACTGCATATTGGGAGTAATACTCCTGAGGAAAACGAGAAAGAAGCTCAAAATGCACGTATTGCTAATGCTAAGAAAAAGGCAAAAGCTGGAAAAGCTACTGATAAGGAAAAGGAATTAGCGGATGCAGATACTGAGTTAAATACTACACTTACTAAAAAGATTAAAAAAACACAACAAAAAATAGCTTCAGAAGCTGGTCCACAAGATTTCGTTCCTGCTCAAGGACCACCAACTGGTGGGGATTTTGTACCATCAGCTCCACCTGGTGGAATTCCTCCCGTACCTCCTCCAGCTCCTGAACCAGCGGCGCCAGAGCCGTTGACGACAGAAGGTGAAACATTCTTAGTAAATCTTGCTCGAAAAGCATTATTTGTAACTATAGAAGATGTAGGGCTAACAGATATGGAGAGAGAGGTTATTAATAGGGCCGCTGAACCAGAAAATACAAAAAAAGTAGCTAAAATTATACGTAAAATTATTGTTGATTATGGTCTCGATGAGAGTTTTGTCTCTAAGGCTGACGTTGTTCTTGAAGGCTTATTAAAAAAAAACGATAGAGTAGTCGTTATTGTACCTGGTAGTTTTAAGCCACCTCATAAAGGCCATTTCGAGATGGTTAAGAGTTATAGTGAATTATGGCCTACTGGTCAAGTTCATGTTTTAATTTCAGCTCCATCTGCAAAAAGCGAACGAAGAACAAAAGATAATAAATTAATTACTCCAGCTGCCGCCCTGCAAATATTTGAACTATATGTTCAACCTCTTAATAACGTTACTGTTAGTGTTTCCGAGTATCCATCACCCGTCACCGCGGCGTATGAATCTCTTAAGACACTC